ACGTAAAGATATACATAAATACCGTAGAGAATCGCACCAATGCGATGACCAATCATGTAAAGGATATGATTTATAAATTTTATGCCTTGAATCATACTCTTGTCTATAATTTTCTAATGCCTTAATGAATTGCTTACAAGTTGACTCATTGATCCAAATCTTACTTAAACTGGAACGAACAGCTTCAATACCATCCTCAATAGATAAATCAGGAGCAACAATAAACTCTATTCCAAGTTGATGTGCTTTCTCTATTCGGGAAAGACCCGTACCAAACTCACGAACTTTAATATCATGAGGAGCTATATGCTTTCCATATACGTATCCTTCATGCTCCCTTTGCTTTAAAACATTTATATAGTGATCAAGTCCAACTTTAGAATTTTCATAAGAATCAATAATACGAATTGTTTGACCAATTTGCTGAAAAAATAATATACAAGTAGAATCCCGAACCCCAAGATCCCAAGCCGTGTTAACTTTAAATCCATTTTCCCATGGTACATAACCTATTTGTTCTTTAACACGCATACGATCTATGTACTTCGTATAATAAGCACCCTCAATACCCATATCAAAAGAACAATAATATTCCTGTTGAATTAAATCATCGGACATTAATCCTTCTTGACGTTCTTTTTCTATTTCTGAAATTGGTATGTGTTGTGTGTCATCTAAAGAAAGTTTAGAAACGAACCAATCAGACGAATTCTTTGCTATTTCATATAACTCAAAAAGATGGTTCTTACCTCTGGGTGTACTTACAAAAAGCGCCCACCCATCATTTGCTACTAATATTGGGCGCAACATTTGATACGCAAGTGGTGATTGTAATGCATATTCAGAAAAGATTATACCTCTGGGATTTGTACCCATTAATGAATCAACATTATCTGACCCAACAATCTGTAAAATTGAGCCATTATTAAACAGTATTTTTTGTTCATGCTGATTTATAGATTTAACCCAACTCTTTGGAATATAATCAATAAATGATTTTCCATCATTTGTACGGGAATCCATTATTACTTTTTTACCCTGAGAATATGTAGGGAATATATAGTAATACACACCTACTTTTCTCATAGCTTCACGGAACATTAAATTAAAAGCTGCAATATCTTTGCCTGATCGGCGGGGGGCAATAAATAAAACTCTTCTTTTTCCTGATTGAATAGCGCGAAGTACGGGTAGTTGATAATATCTTGGTTTAAATTTATCTAAGTGTAACTTTGTATCTATATCCATTAAAAGTTTAAATCTTTAGGTTCAGGATTATCAAAGTTAATAGTATTGGCATTAACTTTAGCTTTAAGTTCAGCGCGCCTCTCATCTTCATCTCTCCAACTCTTAAGATATTGAGGTAAAGGATAAGCAATAACGCTATTAACATTCAACTTATTAGCAACTGCTATTTTATGTCTATTAACACCAATTCTGTTTTTAGCAAAAGAATGAGCGGCTTTCATGTAATCATTATCTCTAACTGCATCATAAAAAGTAGACTCAGGAATATCTATACTTGTAAAAAATTCAGCAAACTCCAATGAATCAGGCTTCATGGCCCATTCTTTAAGAGCAGTAGCAGTGTTTTCATGCCAATTACGAGAGTGACCATACCTACCATTTTTTATGTTATGCTTTGTAGATTTATAAACCATTATATCAATTCCCTATGTGTTCTTTTTTGACTTAATTCAGATAGTATAAATTCTGTGCGTGGACCACGACCATCATCATAAACTTTTTCTACATTATACTTAGCAATTATACAATCATCTTTATAGCAGATTGAAGTTGCTACATCACAAATAAACTTTAATAAATTATCAGAATCGGGACGACTAAGGTGCCACTGGTCGTATAAGAGTTGTCTTCTTTTTTCAGATAAATTTTGAGCAATGGGCATATAAAATATAACGTCCATAAAGATCGGACCAATAAAAAAAGGTTGTCCGTTATGTTGTTTTTCCAGTTCCACGCCCCAAATAAGCTTAAGATGCTTTTGAGAATCGTAGAATCTTCCGCGGCTCACTCGGGCTCGAGCAAGCGCAACCGGATCACCCTTAACAACATAGACTCTATACCCCACAATGTCTCCTTTGTTAGCTGAATATCGTTAGAATATTACTTCAAAGGGGTAAAATATTCAAGATCTTTTTTTTATTCAAACACGAACGACGTTTCACCACAACGAATTAATATCATACTTATGATGAAGTTGTTGATCTTTATCATTTTCGTTTAACTGAGTGTATTTTTGTTTGTTTTTTAGTATATCCGCCAACTTGTCTTTCAATGTATGTAAGTTCTTAGCATCACCAATAGTTTGTTTATGATTTCTTTCAACAAGGCTAATAGCATTCTCAAGTCGTTCCACTTCAAAGTCTTCTTCGGATTTGATTGGCTCTTTAGTTGTTTTTAAATGATTTACTATTGCGTTGTATTTATCAGTGTTGTCACTTAATATTCGCTTATAATTTTCTAGTAAGCGCCTATCTAGGTCGTTTCTTAAATTACTCTGAAGTTCATCTATACACGCATTAACTGAATCAATTTTCTTTTGGTACTTCTTTAAGCCCATAACTGTCAGATCATCACGATCCAATGGAGAGCTGGTATGTGGCTTAGACTCACCAACAACTGTTTTTTCTTTAACTACTTCTTTTTTAAAACCACTACCCCAACCCTTATTGAGTTTATTCCTACAGACTTTCAACAGGAATTTAAAGGGATAATCTATATTACTATTTTCTTTTAAAACTTGCAGGGATTCACTTAATATCTTATCATCAAACTCTTTCAACTGATCCAGTTGATGATTGCTTAATTTCAATTCGTCTTTTATCTGAGATAATATATTACTCATTTTATTAACTCCTTTTTGTGAAACTTTTTCTACATTTCCAACTACTCTATCCATACTATGATATAGTTGTTGTTGTTGTTGTTTTAAAAATAAATTAAATACATTAGGGTCTTCGTAGTTCACAGGTTTAAAACCACTTAATAAATTAAAAATTGAGAAATAGAAAATAGTTAACTTTTTGGATAATATTTTTTGGACATCTAAGTCTCTGAACCAACTTGATACTTTATACCAACATGTTTTATTGGCTCCATTATTTTTTACACCAATAAAGCCATGTCTTTCCCAAAACTTTAAAGCTCTTTTAAAAGTAGATAAACTAACACCTGACTTTCTAGCTAAAGTATCTTGACGGGCATAAACTTCTTTATAATGTTTTTTGAAAGTTAAAACAGTGTTAAGTACTCTGAGATAACTTTCTTCACTGGCATATATTAATCCGATAGCTGTTTGTATATTTGGTAGCGGATCAAATAAATTCCATGGATCACAGGGACATGTAAAATTCTTGTGAGATTTCTTATTATTATGTTGACTTATGCAACTTATTGATTTATTATTAAGACATATTTGAAATTTTAGTGAGTTGTTCAGCTCATTTAGCATATTTTTTCTTTTCTTCGTAAATTTTCAATTTGAAACATCACACCGGGGGCGAATCCAGAGTACGTTTAAGTTGAAAGTTGTAAAAATTTGCAGACAGTTTTTGAAATTTACTGTCTGCTTTTTTATTTTTGATAATATTTCAATTCAATAAAAGTTATTTTATATTTTAAAATTATTCTTGTCTAATTTTTTTAATTATCCTTTTGTGGCTCTATTTGTCTTAATATTTCTTCTAAATCTTCTTTCTTATATAATCGGTATTTATTAATTGGATTAATGTATACCTTAATTTTCTTTTCTTTTTCCCAATTCCTTAATGTTTGTAAATTTACCCCAAGAAATTCAGCAGCCTCTTTTATTGTTAGATATTCGTTTAATTTCATCATTATAAATTTCCTTAAATTAATTATTGCAAAGTGTTATAAAGATTAGTATACTTTATTTAGGATGTAAAATCAATAAATGTTTAAATAGAGAAGATAAAGATGAAAATGAATAAACAGGAAAAGAAAATACTAAAAGATATTACTATAGGAACTGAAAATGAAATAGTAAAAAATAGATTTTTTGGAACTGAAGTAGAATTATCTCCTGAAGCAGTTGCAATTTATGACATTATTATGGGTGCAGAAGCTATTTTACACAATGACCCTGATAATAAAACTATTTACGATATATTTTATACAGCTAAAAATGTTTTTATAAAAAATTGGCCAGTTGCTTATCATAAATTATTAGATTAAAGGATAAACATGAATAATATACAACAGTGGTGTCATGAGGAGTGTAAA